CGGAATTTATTATATCCATTGATATAATCAGCAGCACGAGGTGATGCGCCATCACGACCTGCGCAAAGGTTAGTATTAACTGGCTTAGATTGAGTACCAGCACCGAAGTTTTGTACAGAATTAACAGGTTTTCCTGCATGAGTAATACCAGAGGTATGCGCAGTCCACCAAATCCAACGAGAGTTTTGATTGATGTAGTTTTTATAGTTGATGTTTGTTCCGTTTTCCGATCTAACATCAGAACCTTTAGAAAGATTCGGGAACACTTCAATAATAGTGTTTGCGATACCTGTAATACCACCAGTTCTGTCTGCTACAATAACGTGTAATTCATCGTTTGAACTTCCGTAACGAGAAGCTTCTTCAGTTGTACCAGGCGCTGATGGGAAGTAATCGAAAAACTCCCAACGACGAGTCGTTGTAGCCTGTGTTCCAGTGTTACCTACGTATTTGCTCTGTAACGTTACCACGTTACCAGAAACAGATTGAACTTTTACAACAACTCGATCTGGTCCAAGAAGAAGAATATCGCCGCTTGTAACTTTGTTGTTTACGCCAGCCGCAGTCGTGAATCCAACTGTCAATGAGTTATTCGTAAACGTAGCTGTTCCAGTAATTGTGCTTTCGAACGCATTAGCTGTTGGGCAAACCGAAATGCGTACAGAGTTACCCAAAACGCCTGGAAACCTAGCAACCCATGGTCCTACGCCAGCAATACCTGAATCGTAATTTTGGTCATAATCATCTTCGTTAAAAATGATTGTGTTCTGTGTGTTTGATGCGGTAGCGAAACCAGACGTGTTGGAAATAGCATTTCTACCACGAGCTGTGTTTGATGACTTTGTACCACTTTCGTTGATAACACGAACCGTAAACAGTGAGTTTCCGTATGCAAGGAAATTCGCAGCTGTAAAGAAGTCGATATATGTGTTACCCTGCGGAACCGTAAAGTTTTTCACTAGGGTGTCTTCTGAATCAACAAGAACGCGCTGATTCACTGGGCCCCAGTTAAAATGACCAGCAAAAGCACCAGTTGTCGTGCTAACAGCAGGGATAATTGTTGTGAGATCGATCTCACTTACATTAACGCCTGGAGAAATTTGGAAACCCATCGGACTTATCTCCTTTGTAAAAACGAAGGTATAGATTCTTCGCGCCTAAATCCTAACTCGTTTTATTTATAAAAAGAAGGCTTTATGATAGTCTAAAGTCGCCATCTCCACCAAACGGATCTTCCATCGACTGAGAAACGCCACCATCGTCAATGAACCCTACTGGAAGTAATTCGTCGTGGACCTCTTTCAGTGTTTCTTGTGCTAGGCTTCTACGAATATCGCTGTTTGTCAGGTCTTTGAAATACGGTTGAGTGATCAGCCATCCAAACAGAACCAACGTCATAGCCATGTCATCGTGACAACCTTCTTCAGCTTTATAAGTATCCTTGACTTCTACGAAAGTGGTCAATTCTTCGATTGTATCAAAATCTGTTACAAGAAGTTTATCGCTCTCGATAATCGTTTTTAAGTTAGAGCAGCCAATTTTCTTGACTGCTTTCGTAGTACGAATACCAAACGCTGACCGAGTGTTGAATCCACCACCTACTTTGATATTCTTGTTCTTAGTGAAAGTGGCTATGACGTTTTCATACTCGAGGTCCATAAACAGAGATTGCACGACCTGCTGACCAATGTTGTTAGTTTCACCTAACACCCATGCGTTATTGTACATTTTGGCAAAACGATAGATCACGTCTGGAAACATCAACGGTGATATATCACGGCTTCGATACTTAGCGACTTGTTTGTATGGATACTGCGTCACGTCAAATATGGATAGAGCGGAGTAGTCTCCACCTACGCCTTCCGACACGTCGAACACGGCTATGTATAATTTTCGAGGATCTGGGACTTCGTAGATATCCAGCCCAAACTTATCTTTCGTTGGCTGTTTCCAAGCCAGCTCACGCAGCTTCATCGGATGAATCAGCGTATGCGACGAACCGATGAACTCACATTCGAACTCCTGACGAAACTGCTCTTCGCTGGTGTTCGCGATGGTTTGTTTTTTCCACTCTTCGTCGCGACCTGGAACTTCTGACCAATGAATCTCGATTGGTTGATATTCACTGCGACCTTCTGTAGCATCAACCCACATCTTGAAAAAGTGATTCATGCCGTTTGGTGTAGATACGATAATGATCTTGGTCGTTTTACCAGAAGAAATCGTAGGATACGTAGAAGCAAAGAACTGGTCAGCTAGGTTACGCTGAACGAACGCAAATTCGTCGAGGAAGATAAGGTTGTATGATCCGCCGCGGATGGCACTAGACGAAGTCGCAGCAGCTACGATCTTAGAACCGTTCTCGAGCTCAATGTTACCTTTGTTCCACGTAACAACACCCTGCTGAAGGAACTTGGGAAGATATTCATATGCAAGCTGCAACTTAGCAAGCAGGTCTCGCGCGAGCGCGCCCTTGTTCGCGAGAATAGCTACGTTCTGCATATCAGTAAACAGAACTAGATGTAGGATGTACGCGATAGATGTAGTAGACTTACCAACCTGACGAGGGAGTTTGCATATCGAAAAGCGATTGTTGGCAAACGTATGCAACATTTTCGCCTGGAAATCCCACATATCGAACGAAATAAGACCACGGTCAACGTTGACGATCTTGATGTACTTGCGCGCGAAGTATTCTATATCCTTAGAGCATTTGATATACTCTTCGACTTCTTCCTTTGTGTATTGATGTACAACTCCGGCAGCTTTTAGATTAGGATTACCAAGATATGTTTTAACAGCCATTACTTTCTGCCATTAATCAACTGCTGAAGTTCAGCCGCGCTACCAACAAAGATTGCGTTTTGTGCTTGTACAGACTGAGGAGCTTTCTCATCCTCAGTCTTTTTAAGATCCTTCAGCTTTTTCTGGATGTCAAGTAGATCCTTATTAGCGTCAACGAGCGTCTTGATAAGCTGTCCCACGACTTCGAAGGCTCTGGGATGCTCTGATGTTTTTGCGACGATGAGCGCTTCTTCCAGAGCATCATTACCTTTATGGATGATTTGATGCAAATTATTGCGCGCCGTAGCAAAGTCGTCATCGATGTCAGCATTTTGATTCACCTTAATAGGTGCAACAGCTTGAACCATTGGAGGAGAGTCGGGCAATCCTAGAGCATGTTCAACGCTCATCTCGAAGTTCGTTTTTTCACTCATTGATCTTGACCTGTTGATGGATTATACTTCAATCCGTCCAAATAGAAAAATGTGTTAGAGCAGAAACCGTAATCATCGTCTGCGTCAATTTGTGTAAAAGGTACCGATGCTGAGCTGTTAGTTGTTGGGCTTCCGTTAGCCAATAACCCAGGGCGAACAACGATACGCGAACTGCGCCCTGTGTTTGATACGTCTTCCAGCGTGATTCTGCTGCCAGCGTTACCTGATACGATACCAAAATCAATCTGGGCGCGCTTGATAACTCCCTGACGACGAACTGGTCCGTAGAAGTAACCTTTAACAGTAAAATCAAACGTATAGATCAACGCACGACGAGTATTGAAATCACCTTCGTAAGTATCTTCGATGGTTACGTTGTTTAGTACTGTTGGAACGTCTAGTGTTACATCAGTTTGTGGAATAATACGAACGCTGTTAGTCCACTCAGGACCAAAATAGGGTACGATCTGTTCCATGATCTGTGCTGCATCGTCGGCGTTACGAACATATGAGTACAGATTAAGATTGATATCGTATGGAACTGGTGCATAGTTATAGTCTAGCTTGTTCTTATCGCTTACGACTTTAACGTTGCGATTGTGCGCGTTTAGTCTGCGTGTAGAATCATAATTAATCGCGGTGATTTCAAACCCTAGTCTAGGAAGTTGAATGGCTACCTGCTGGTCTAGATTAGGATCCTGCGTGATACGAACAAGGAACTTTTCCTTTGGGCTATATGACAAAGGAACAGCAATCGCTTTCGTATTATTACCATTAGCGTCATAGCGACGAACGACGATATCGTTGAACATGTTACCAAACATGATAACGTATCTTCTCAGCGTATTATGGTAAAACTGTGATCCAAACATTAGTAGCGATCCACTTCAGAGAATGGGTTACGTTCACTGAAGTCGATATAATCGAACGACTGCTGAGTGAAGTACTCGTTGTTGGCTGTAACGGTTTGAGTTTCTACTCTGTATTCCCACAGGATAGATCCGCCGTCTTCGTTTAGAATAGAACCATCTGCGCTTTCCAACGTGATCTGATAGTTCAGAATATCCATGCTATAGCGATCTTCGATAGCGTCGATTTCTGTATTACCTGTGTTGATCTGTAGATCACCAATACGATCTACGAGTTCGCAAGTAAGCTCGTATGTGTAGAGTTTGCCGTGCTGATAGAAAATGTTTTCATGCTCAACGAACTTGACTTCGTAAAGCTTCTTGTTCAGCGGGAAATAGACAAAGTCTCCTTCAAAGGGTCGCGGAGACGTAAGAACGTAACCATTAGCCGAGCCAGCTTCAAGGCGAAGTGCGACCGAGTTAGCCCAAAGCCCCGTATCCGCATCTTCCATTTGAATGTTGTATCCAACCTCAGTCAGAACCTTTTCGTTGGATACTTGTTCCCAACGTTTACGAGCCATAACGAACGTGATCTGGTCTCGAATCTCAAGATTGAACTTTGAAAGGAAATCTCCTTCACCCTCGAACTGCTGCGTGTTCTTGATATACATTTCAATGTCAACCGCATCGCCAAACGAAGAGTTAGGCGCTTCACCTAGAAGTGCATCCACGTCACCCAACGTTCTTGGCAAATACTTCACGTCAATGCCATGAATCTTGATTGACTCGATAATCAAGTCTTCAGCTACGTCTTGCTCACGCGCATACGTGAAAGGTCTGAAGTATTTATTAACAGTCATTGAATTATCCGATCATATCAGTGACAGGCAGCGAGTAGTTATTAATTACTTCTTGATCTAGTCTATCCACTTCTTCGCGCGCTTCTTCCCAGATCTTTTGACCATTAAATGTAATACCACCAGGAAGATTCATACCCTCAAACTTCTTAAGGTTCTCACCCCACTGACGCTTAACTAGTGCAGTCGCATACTGCTTGAGCCATGGATCATTCCAAACGTCTGTGTAAACATCAGGGTCGACTGTGCGATAGCAATCGATGATAATAAACTGACCAACCTGAACATCCTCGTCCCATTTCATGTCGATATGCAGCTTATCCATGTGACGATTGAAACGAATTGGCTTTTTACCTACGAACACTTCTTCGAGGAACTCGATGTGACGCATCGCAACAACGTATGGAGTAACCGATACGCTAGAAATGTTGAACAGTTCGTTAAGGTGAAGCTGATAGCGGATATTGAACAGATTCATCGCGTTGTATGAATCGTTGATATCAAAGATACGAGTTACGCCAATGATTCCTTCTGGGAGTGTAACATACTTGTTCGTTCTATCTTCAGCTGTAACTTGATAAGGAAAATAAACGTGCTCAGTTCCGTCATAGTGATAGTCGCGGAACTTGAGTAGGGCGTCGTCAATACGATCTTCTACCTGCTCGTCGTCTACGTTGATGTCGATGACTGGATAGCCTAGACGGCGTAGGATATAGTCCTTAAATTCTTGTCTTGATGCTGTAGCCATCAGGGAGCTCCATAGTTGTGCTCCCCTATTTATATCATTTCGATGTAGCCCTGTATACGCCATCCCAGTCTTTTGGCAGATTAGCTACACGCAGTTCTGCTATACGTTCTCCCATCATTTCGTAATACTCATCGAGCTCTTTATTGAATCCACCTCGAAGATTTTTCAGATAGAACTGAGCGTAGTCCCAATCTTGATAGCGATACGCTTTCATGAACTTATTATGATTCTTAAGATGCTCACGATTTACGCCTGTTCCTGGAACGATGGTGTATATCTTTACACCCTTCGTTTTCCCTTTGACCGCGATACAATCTAGCTCAGCGAGCGGATACTTTCCGTCTAGCAGTTCTGCAGTTCGTTCACCAATAATCATCTTGACATGATACGGCTTCGATTGACCTTCTAGTCGTGACGCAAGATTTACAGAGTCGCCAAGACATGTATAATCAAAACGCTGAGAACTACCCATGTTACCAACGACCACAGAACCAGTGTTAATACCAAGACCCATACCAAACGCAGGAATCCCTTCTCGAGAGATCTCATCATTGAATCTATCCAAATCATTCAGCATCTCCAATGCAGTTTTGACTGCGTTCTTAGCATGATCGCGATCGTCTAGCGGTGCATTCCAAAAAGCCATCTGCGCGTCGCCAATGTACTTATCCAGCGTTCCGTTGTTTTCAAGAATTTTCTGTGTCATCGTGGTCATGTAGCGATTCATGATGCGCGTCAGTCCCTGAACGTCGCTTCCATAATGCTCACTAATAGCAGTAAACCCACGAACATCAGTAAACATGATTGATAGCTCACGAGTTTCCCCTCCTAGTTTGAGTAGATCAGGATTCTGTTGTAGCTTTTCAACCATAGCTGGCGATAGGTACGTTCCGAACTGCTTTTTGATTTGCAGCTTGAGTCTGTTCTCGCGCGCGAAGTTGTTGTAAATTAGATGACCAAAATTAATCGTACCGGCTAGCAATAAATAACTGGCGTCCCAGAGCTGCATATGTTCTTTGAACATGTAGTAGGAACCATATGCGGAGATCCCAACAAATGCTAGATATAATGGCGCAGTTAATGAAACAGACGTTCTTGGTACAAGAACAAGCAATAATCCTAGCATACCAGATAGAACGAGCAACTCGATTATCTTCGCAAAAGATAGCCGTGTTATCGACGATCCATCTATCAAAGTTTGCAACGCAGATGCTTGAACTTCATGACTCCACTTTTCGCCCGCTGGGGTGCCGATAATCCCACCAACACCTTCGATTGCTACACCAAGGATGACTAGCTTACCTTGAACTCTGTGATCTATTTGTGTAGCATCAATCTTAGTAAACTTGTTGTTCCATGATAACCAAATACGACCACGCTCGTCTGTAGCGATAGGAGGAACAGCAGGAATGCGTACGAATTCTATTCCCGCTTCGCTAGTCTTGATCTGATAGCTTTTATCCTCGGCCCAAACTCTAATCGTTTCAATAGGTAGAGATGGATAAAGATTGCCTGCAATACCAACAAGTAGAGGGAGACGACGAACAACACCATCGACTTCAGGGACAGAAGCGAGAACGCCGACTCCTTGAGCAGACTCTGCCAACTGGTCCAGAGGACGTAATCCACCGTTCCAACGAAAAGAATAACTGAGAGGATCAGTAGGACCGATAGCAGCAAATCCACGGCGTACTGCATCAGGTTTAGTGTTTTGGTTAGTAGGGGTTTGAGCAAGGACTACTCCATTATCTTTGATAGCGTCTATCAACGCTGCATCACCTCCAGCCCTATCTTTTTCTGACATAAGAACAGGAACTGCAATAACACCAGCATTGTTTTCGCGAAGCGTTTGTATTACCTTAGCGATGTCTCGTCTATCGAATGGCCACTGGCCAAATCGCTCGACAGACTTCTCGCCAAACTCAACGATGACGATTTCTTCCGACTCTTTAGTTTGTAGAGTCGATATCAAATAGTCGAACGTCTTTAGTCTTAGTATCTCAACGGCGCTGGGATTCCACGCATATACGCCCAGCAGGATTATCGCTGAGATAACAGCTGACCATGTGCTTGTTAGGTACTGACCAATCTTTTCCGTCATTAGTATTGATTAACCACAGTTGGAGTGTTAGAACAATTGCTATAGCAGGTAATGCTAAGATTAAAAGACTGCGGAGTAAGGCCTGACTGAGTAACGCTAACAGGTATATCATTACCATAAAGATTAAGATTAACACTGTGACCAACGCCAGATTGATTAATAACAACATTTTGATTATTCCCGATGATGTTTACTGTAGAGTTATTGATCTGCTGTGCATTAGCAGAAATCGTTAAAAACAGCAGAGCTAGTAGTGACTTCATGATTAGTTACTCTGTCTAATGGTAATCGTTGTGGTTCCTGCTGAGTTAACCAGCTGTTTGATTTCTAACCCTTCCTGGGCCAAACGCAAAGTCATGCTATCATACATTGGCACCGTAACGCTTGCATAGGCGTTTACAGTTTCACGAAACAGAGTCACTGCATCATTTTCAACATAATATTTTAACCCACTTCTTGCATCATATTTAGGTAACATTGCGTTGAATCCAGCAAGCTCGTTAGTCAATAGTTGTGTGCCAGCCGCGTCTAGGAAATTGTACAGATAATCTTTGTCTAGAAAATTTTCATCAAGTCTGCGATACTCGTCGAGTTGATTTTTATCAAGCTCATCATACTTTAGAAAATCTTTACCTAACAAATTTTCGTCTAACGGATTGTGCGAACGAACAGCAGCAGTTTCTGTTCTCACGGGAGCAGGAGGAGTTACAATTAACAGATTATTGATTTGGTCTAATGAAAGATTGAGTATAAAAGATTTTGGCTGAGCGATACGCGACTGCACGTTCACAGCTTCGAACGCACGAGTTAATACCACAGTTCCAATATCCGTTGTAACTGTAATAGATCCTACGATACAATCACGCTGAATGTTTCTCCATCCTGTAGGGCATGACGGAAGGAGAATGATAGTAGATCTACCAATCTCGTCGACCGTTCCAGAAAAATCTGTACCACGAACACCAATCGTTGCTGTTGGTGTTTCTACTACAACCTGTTGAGGATCATTTCTAGCGATTTGACCAGAAGCATATTTGATGGTTCCTAGAGCCATCTTCATACTGAGCTTGCCAGTTTTTCTACTATCGTCATATACGAAAGTATCAATGACAAGTCTAGAATGTTCTGTTATTTGTACTTTTGTGTCGTCTTTGAACGTGATACCAGCGCGACCATTCGCAGTCGTAATAGTATCTCTCATCTCAATGCCAGTATCTTTGGCGCTAGGAATCACGTTTTTTTGACGTCTTATTTCAGTTGGCCCTGTTTGTTCAGTTACTGTTCCGACAGAAGCATTACTGTAGGTTGGACTTAATAGACAAAGTGTTACCAGAGCCAGTGATTGTAGCGTTGACGATGGAATCATTGTTTCCGCCTTGCTTTACTAGAACATTATTGGTTGCACCTGAGATATTGATCTCAGCGTCGTGTCCATTAGTTCCAGCAGCACCCGCTTGCGTCAGCGCGACTGTGTTTCCATTACCACCACTAATATCAATCTTAGACTTAGTGCCGCTCACTGCTGTCGACGTATTGTCGATTGTTACTGTGTTGTTATCAGAGTTGATAGTTACAGTAGAATCGATCAAGTTGTTGGAGTTTGTTGTCAGTGAGTTACCGTTACCAGTGATTGTGTTCGTGATCGTTGATCCAGTACAATCGCCAGAGGATCCGCAGTCGATGGCGACTGAGTTTCCATTTCCGTTTGTTATAGAAGATATGTTCATATTAGAGCCGACTGCATTGAGTGCAGCGACATTGGCGTTTCCTATTTGTTCTACAGTTACTGTATTGTTGTTGCCATTTACTACAGCTTTCGCTGCTGAATTTCCAATCGCGTTTCCTGTTCCCGTTTGTGTAAAGTTAATCGTTGATCCTGAACCTATCTGCTCCACATACACACTATTGGGTTGAGCGCTTACATTTCCAACCATAACCAAGAATGACAACAAAATCAAACTCGGTAGTTTCATTGGTTGTTACCTCGTTTTCTTAAAACTCCAGAGCTTTTTCTTAGCTCCTTCTCGTACCATGTCGGTCACCGCTGCTTCGATTGCGATTCGAACAGCGTATGTTGTTGGCTCATTGATTGTTGTTCCAGCTTCAAATTCTACGGATTTAGTTCCGACGTCAATGAATTTAAATACGTTAGCCCCTGCTCCCGTACTCAATACCGTTTTGGATGCCCCAGTTGATAATAGAACTTCGCCTGTATTGACGGAAATCAATCGCAATACAACTGTGACTTCATCCTTACGGTATTCTTGGGTTGCACCGACTCCTAAGAGTCGAGCACCAATTCCTCCTGTTCCTATGTTAGAGTCATAACCAACTACTCCACCATCTAGCATAATACCAGCCACAATAAGTGGCGTCAATGGCTTCGCTTGATCTTTTTCATACAGCTCGCGCTGTGAACGAATCAGCTGACGTTCCTTAACCAGATTCTCGAGCGCAGAGCGTTCGATAACTTGGAACCAATTTCCACGCCCTGCGTCCTGAAGAGCCTTGAACAGAAACACTTCAGCGCCTTGTGTAACAGCAGAACTCAAACTTGCAAAGTTCGTTGTTGCTCTACGTTGACCCGTCATATCAGGAAAACGATATACAGCTATCGGAATCTTAGGTCCATCAAGCGGCGGCAGATTGACTAGCCCGTTTGAGCGTTTGCGCGTAATGATTTCTGCTGGCTCAGACATTGCTTCAATACGCTCTTTCGTATTTTCTCGAGTAGCACAAGAAGCTAATATGATGCTCGCAACGACCACACCTAAAATTTTTACCATGCCAAACTCCCATACGGAACTACTATCTCTGTTACTTTACCTGCTGGGTCTGTGATTCGTAATGTAATAGTTGATCCATTGCTGGACCATGTAATGTTATTTCCTGCAATGTCAAACGATCCTGTCGTACTACCACCTTCCTTGAAAAGCTCTTCAGCTATCTTTTGTGATAACGTAGCATAGATACGACTTTCCAAGTTGTTTAGAAACTTAGCTAGATTCGTATTCTTAGCATCTGCTGCTGCTTTAGCCGCAGCAGCCTTCGCATCGTCAGCTAGTTTCTGACGACGCGTGTGTTCAAGATTCTCGATAGTTAGAACGTGAGCAGAGTAACCTACGCCATTGAAGGCGGGGCTCTTGAAACCAAATTGAAGTTCTGATGCGAACGAACTACTGCTTAGGCTTATCAGTACCGCTATCGTCGTTAGTCTGAGCATCCTTCATCTCCTCGATCTGTTTCTGTCGTAGAGTTAACACGACATTAACTTTTTGGTTGAGGCGAATAAGATCATTATCCAGCATACGAATACGATCTATCAATGCAATCAGAACAGCGTTAGCCTCCGACAAAACTGGCTTGATTTCTTGTGTAGCCCATTTCCACACGAAATATATCATATAACCCATTCCACCAGCGGCTACGATAGGAAAGCCGTATTTATTGACCATGGCTATAATTTGATCTGTCATTAGTCTCTCCTTGCGTCGTTTTTGCCATCAGCACGGGCTATACGATCCGTGTCTGGCTTCAATCCGAGAGCATTGGAAACCAATGTGTCAATACGAATGACGTCGTGATTCATGGTCTTTACGCGATTATCCAAGGCCATGCTAATTCTTGAAAGGCCCTTGACACTCGACATAACACCA